TCACTTCTTGCCTCTGTACATATGAGCAATAACATTAAAAATGTTATCAGAACAGAAGCTACCCATATTAACCAATCGTGTTTCATTACGCTCCGCAACTATCACAATTATCGTCACAGATGCATGGATCACAACCGCAGGCTATGCAGTTAGTGTCTAACATTTCCATCTTTTCCTCGCTTGTCTTAATCTTGAATTGGGATCTTTAGCCGCTTTGGGAAATTGTTTCATTTGACCAGCAGAACGAGCACAGTAAGACTTTCTTCTTTTCGCATCTTTACTGCCGGGTTTTACTTTTCCTGTAACTGCGGTTTTTAATTTTGAACCGGGGTTCTCGGCTCTGTAGCGCTTAACACCGGCTTTGGTCATTCCCGCTCCACTTTTAGTAGAGCGGAAATATTTTTTAGTTTTTGGTGGTTGTTTGTCCGCCATTATCCTGTGTAGAATACATTTACTGTACAATTAACAGTGGTTACATTTAAGTTTGATGTAAACAGAACTCCTTGTTCAGGAATATTCATAGATACATCAGATGTACCACCAGTTACTGCTACATTAAATTTAGCAGTTGCACCATCATTAAAGGTTACCGTGCCGTCACTGCCTGTGGCACCTACACCAATAATAAACCCCTTAAGACGTGATCTTTGAGAATTTATTTCTGTTGTAGCTCCGGCTGCCGCACCTTTAACTAGAACATCACTATCGAAGGCCATGATATACCTCCTTAAACTACTGCTGCGCCAGTGGTTACGTCTACAAAGTTTGAACCGTTACCAAAACAAAGAGATCCTGTTAAAGAAGCTCCGGTTGCATCAGAAACATAGATTAATAATCCTGCTGTTGCTGTTGGTAATGTTAATAATGTGTATGTTGGAACAATAAAACCGTTATTTGATAATACTGGTCCACTAAAAGTAGTATTTGCCATATTAAACCTCCTTGGTTGTATAGACCTTGTTACATAGTCTCTATACCGTCTGCTAGCTCAGTCTATGTAACTTGTTTCGCTAGAAGTTAACTATATTTGAATAATTGAACGGTGTAAATAAAAAAGGGCGGATGAAACCGCCCTTTTCGAAAGGATTTGTTTATGAAAAAACAAATGTTCCTATTAGGAACCTTGTGAACCGTATACACAACGTGGATCTGAGAAACCGAAAGAATATCTCTCTCTAGCTTTGTATCTCACGTTACCTGTATCGAAATCACCTTCCATAGCTGTCGCTAATGGAGTTCTCACGAAGTGTTTGAATCCATTAGGTGCGTCGGTCATGATGAAGTATGCATCAGTATCTGTTAGATAGTGATTTACTCTATAACCTTCAGGCAACATTGACATGTTCACTAATGCGTTGATGTCGTTGTCTGATGTACCTGTTCTCAATGTTGAGTTTAGGATTCTATCCGCTACGAACATTAATTGAGGTGGGACAATCATTTTTCTTGCTTGTACAGCAATCTTTAGTCCTCTCTCATCGATGAATTGAGAGATATCAATCATCGCCTGCTCGAGTGATGTTTCGTTAAGGTCTGCATCAGTTGAGTTTCTATTTGAGAATGCTCCGCCACCTACAGTTGGGTGAGCAGCGTTCACAAGAGACACACCGTCACCGCCGGGATTTGAACCAGCTGCGCCAGAAGATGCGAACGCATTGTTTAATACGTTAGCAGCTTTGATCTGTTTTGTGTGTGCCATAGATCTAGCTAATGCTTTTGTGTAACGTGCTGATAATCTGTCATAAAGATTATCTTCCACAGCTTCTTCAGTGATAGAGAATGCTAAAGCAACGGTCTCATGTGAATAACGTGCTGTGTAAGCTTCGTTTGCAGAGTCAAATGTTACTGCTGCACCTTCTTGCTTCACAGGAGCGTTACCGAAACCTGTTAACATTACTTCTTCTTCAAAAGCTCTGTCTGAAGATTCTTGATTAAAAATCTCAGCATGTTCGTTTTCATACTTTTGATATTCCAAGCCAAACAGTGCGTTTAGACCCGGTTCTAACTCTTTAACGAGTTGACTTCTTGATATAGCCATAGTTTAAACCTCCTATACGCCTGCTGTGTTCGGTGCGTAGAAGTGATCGTTGATTTTAACGATTAAGTTAGCGTTGTTGCTAGCTAGGTCGTTATTATCAGGATCAGCTGTTACACCAACCACTCTTAACATTAAATCAGCAGTTGATAGACTAGATGAGTCTAATGCTCCGCTTGATATACCATTTGTTGTGTTACCGTTTGCGTTTCCAGTAACATCAGCGTTCATTCCGATTGAAGTCTGAGCAGAAGTACCGTCAGCCTGAACCAAGAATAATTGATTCGGGTCGTCGTATACTCTAATGCTGATATCAGCGGATCCTTGAGTTGCTGTTGTATTTGGAAAGTAATTAGAAAATGTCGGCTTACCGTCTGCTGCTGTGTATTCCACACCGCCAGCAACACCCAAAATTTGTGTGTCACTATCGCCTGCTGCGACGACATATCCGTCAGATCCTAGTTTTACAACTGCACCCTCAAAAATATTACCGCTGGTATTACCTGACTTAACCGCATAAGTGGTGAAAGCACCACCGTTATAGTTTCCGCCTAGCTTTGCTAATGGGCGTAAACCAAAGGCTGCGTTTTTATTTGCCATTGTATATACCTCCTAAGTATATTTTTAGTTAATTAATCTTCGGTTGGCTTTGGGCCTCCGAAGCTTACTCTACTTTGCCTTTCCCTATGGATTGGCATGTTAGGGTGCTCGTCTTTCATTAAGTCGTTATCAACACTCTGCATTTGGCCTTCCGTTTGAGACTTGAAGTACGCATCACGTTGCTTCTTAATCTCAACTGGACACCGCATAAGAACAAGTCCCCCTATTCCTATGACGCCTTTGAACTTGCCGTCGGCTATTGCAGGTATATCAAGACGATCGCCGTATGTATCTGATTTAACAAATTCATACCCTTGTCTTAACCTACCGTTGACATTCTTATCGTCAGGTATTCCACGATATTCGTATCGTACCCATCGATGATGCCAGCCTTCGTCAGGTTGTGGCGCTTCGAGTGATGAAGGTGGTACCCATGCTTTTGGTCGAGCTTCCGTTTCACGGGTTTCCAACTTGCGTGAAGTTTTATTTATTTTATTTTCATTTTCCATATTGTTACGCCTCCTTCACGTATCTAGCGTACTCTTCTAACGGCACACCTAGCCTTTTGGCTATTGCTACCTGTGAGGGTGTGAGCCTTACAGATCTGCGTCCATCTTTATTTACGCGCTTAGCAGAAGCAACCGTTTGGACGGGTTTCGATTGCTTTCCGACATTTGCCTCACCGGAAAATTTGTGAGGAAACTCTTTTCTCATTCGAGAATTGATTTCATTATAGTATTCATCTGACTGTGCGTCAAATCCTTCTTCTTCAATAAGTTTTTTATGAATTCCGAAGGCGGCGTACGTCATGGCCTCGTCCTGACCAAACCACGCGTTGTCTCTTGCCCATTTTTCCGCTTTTGGATCCGGTTGAACGGGTTGTTGAGGTTGTGGTTGTTGATACTGCTGTGGTTGTTGAGGAATTGCCTGTGTTTGAATTTGAGCCGATTTCTCTTCTTCCAACTTCTTTGTTGCTTTAAGACGTTCATTGTCCAGAGTCAATTGAGCAAGTTGTTCTTGTGCTTTGACAATTGCGTCCGCATCTCTTGCTTGTATGGCTCTTTTTAGATTGTCTTTGACAACTTCAGTTTGAGTTGTTACTCGAGATTCAAACTCACTCAAATATCCCTTATCTAACTGAGAGTATTTGGTTTGGCTGTCTTCGTATTGCTTCTTTAGTCCTTCAGCATACTTTAAAGCCTCTTCTCTTTGTCTTTCAGCTTCTCGATATTTTTTAGTGAGATTAGCAATTCTCTTTTTAACAGATTCACTATAATCATCTAAACCATCTGATTGTTGTTTTTCTTCAGCGCTCTCTTCTTCGACTTCTTGAACGCTTACTTGTTCTTTTACTTCACCGTGATCTTTTGTTTCTTTTTCATTTTTAGATTCTTCTTGATCTAAAACAATTTCCACTTCATCACCGGAAGTATCGATATCTACCATTTTGGATTTATCTTCTGCCATGGCTACCTACCTTTCTACCTTGTCTAGTTTTACGTTAGACGGAAGAATACTCATTGGATCGTCGACTTGTGCAATGATTTCATCATCGTTCACAACACGCAATTCCCCACCGTCAATATACAATCTGGATCCGGCATATTTGGTAATGACTACCCAATCGCCTTCCTTGCACCATGGTCCATCAGGGAAACGATCTTTATCTCTGTAAGCAGAAGGTCCTACCTTCAAAACCTTACAAACGTTTCCGGCAATTTGTGCCATGCTGATTGTATCGTCGGTTAAGTAAACACCGCCTTTTGTTTTTTCTTGGAGTCTAACTGGCAATAATAAAAGTCTCCAGCCAGTTGGGTTTGGTAGCTTTGCAGCTTCGGATTCTTCCTTCTGTTTTTCTACCTTTTCTTTTAAGTGCTTAGGCACTATCAGTTTCGTCATCTATTAGCTCCTGTTTTTTTAGCAGGTCCGAGAGTTCCTGTAAAATGTTAGTATATGCTAAATGCTCACCGACAAGTTGTTTGTACTCATCGTAAGATTTTGCATTACCATTACTAATAGCAGACGAAATGTCACTTTGTCTAGTCTTAATTATTTTTTTTAAATGGTCTGTAAATCGAATTATATCCACGTTTATAAATTAGCCATGTGATCGCTAAGTCTTTTTGCACGGTTCGGGGTCTGATTTGCCCACCGCGAATTAAGCATTTCTGCCGCGCAGAGAGAGTATTCTTTATTGAATAAATGTGATAGAGCTCGTTTAAACTTACGAACTCCTGCTTCACCCATTTGATAAACCATGTGAATAATAATGGCTTTGGCTTCATCTTTAATGTCCCAATCACCACATATATTCATGCCACCTTCACAGGCACTGGAAAAATCTTTTTCAAATAACTCTTCCCAACCTTCTTTGGTTGTAGGAATTTCCTCACCGTCTATTATTTTATGACCATAGCCTCCAGTGGGAAACCCTTCTGTATCAATATAAACTTCTAGTCGATAGCCTTCTTCTTTTTTAATCTCGTTTTTTAAATCTTCTAAATTCATGACCCTATTCCCCAATGTTTTTCGTGTTCATCTACTTTTTCTTTTTTAAAAAAGTTAAAAAACTTTTTTATTAATTTAATCATTCTGTTTTTTCTTTTTTGGAAATCCTTTTTTCATATTTTCCCAAGCTTTTTTTGAAATAGTTGAGTTCTTTTTTGATCTACTTGTACCTGCTTTTTTTCTTTTGTTTATATTAGCCCATAGTCCCGGTTTCTTTTTTGTCATCGTCCTTGACCCCTATATTTTTTAAAGTTTCGTCGTTTATGTTTATTCATAGTAGACCAACTAATTCTACCATCTCCTATTGTAGTCTTTTTGACAACATGATCAATAGTGCTATTTGCTACTTGCTTCTTCATGTTCACATATAGCGCATTCACACATGCATGTTTGTTCGCAATGACACATACATCCACATTTAATACACTTCATTATTTTTTAAATTTCTTGATCGCTAGGTCTGTTACTTTTAAACCAAAGCTAGAAGCAATGGCTGCCATTAATGCCCAAATATACCAATCCGGTAAACTATCCAATGTTTGAAAACCTTCTTTTAATTTATCAATCCATTCATACTTTCCAAAGAAAATAGCACCAAAAACTATAAGGAGTGGAACTGAGAGAATGACCGTAAACCATTCATCTCTCCATGAGCTCTGCATGTTTTGTTGAGAGGCAATAGCGTATTCGATTTCCCCCTCTGCCATCTTTCGAATATGAGTCTGTTCAGCTTCTGCCATAAGCTTTTTAGTTTCTGTACGTGTTTTAATAACATCGACAGCTCCCTTAGCGACAGTGCCAAGCAAACTCCAAATCATATTTAGATTAAATAATCCAACTAAGGATAATTAGAACAGCTACAGCTACAATAAATAATTTTAATTGTTTATTAAGTCCGTTCCACTTTTTTTTGGACCAATTCCAAACTTGTTTGATCTTATCCATTAGAATACTCCTTTGAAAGGTTTCTTTTTAACCTGAATCGCTTTCTGACCTTGAGTTTTTGACTTAGATGGATCAGTAGGTGCAGTCTTAAAAGGCACCTTGCCGTCACCTGTCATCTCATATTGAGATTTTGTGTCCATTGACTTATCTTTTTTCATGGCGGTTAGTGTATTGTATAATTTCCATTAATCAAGCTATAATCTGGAAATTTTGCAAGCCTTTCGATAGCTTTTTTTGTGTCTATAGCACCCAAAGATGCAGTCATCACACGCTTTCCAACACCTAAGAGAGCACTAGAAATTGTAATACCGTCATAGCCCTGCATAATCATTAAGGAGACTATTTTTTCAACATCACCTACAACCATTTCAATGGTTGCTTCATCAATTTCAGACAGTTTTTCTTTTTTTAGATTTTTTTCGTCTTTTGACATTGCTTTTACCTGCCTCACTCAACGCAATTGCGATAGCTTGCTTTTGAGGGCGACCCTCCTTCTTTAATTTTCTTATATTACCACTAATTGTCTTCTGACTACTACCTTTTTTTAGTGGCATTTTTTGTCGCACCTTTCTTTTTCTTGGTTATGTAACCACCTTTGCTTACATAACGAGCAGGAGGTGTTCCACCTTTTAATACTTGAGCTATTTCGTTGCGGATTTCAGACGCATCGACACCTTTTTTCTTTTGCAATAACTTCATTATTGCATTTCTTTGCTCAGCAGTGAGTTTTTTAGGCATTCGGGCCACGATTTCCTCCCATTGCTTTTGCCATTGTGGTTTGTGCTCTTAGATTTGCAATGTCTTGCTGTGTTTTAACTCGTTTATCGGTCTGTTCTTCTTGAGATTTGATTCTTTCCCGATCAATTTCGAACTTTTCTTCTTGTTCTTTTTGTCTGAGTTGCTGATCGTTCAGCTTTAACAGTAAATCTTGTTGTTTTAAATCAATCAACGGATCACTTTCACCTGTTTTTTCTAAATATTCTTGCTCTTCCGCCACTGCATCGTTCGTCATTTGAGCAATGACCTCAGCAATTTCTTTTTCATTTTGTGCTTGGAACTGTTGGAGAAGCTCGGGAGGTATCTGACCACCGAATTGTTGTGCCTGTTCTTGGATGACAGGAGCATTTTTGGCTTCCACTTGCTCTCTTGCGAGTAGTGCGATGTGTTCTGACACGTGTGCTTGCAATGCGGTTAGCACCGGTGGGTTATTTTTAACTAAATACGAACTCATAAAGGCTCGGTGAGCATTAATATGAGCTTCATGATTCTGCCCCGGGAACGAATTCACCATTTATCTTAAAATCAATACCTGTCGCGTATCCCTTTGCGATATTCTCCCCTGCATATGTTATCCTGACATTATCCACCTTATAAGGGATGATATTATCCAGAAATTTGATATAGAACTCGGAAGAAAACTTAAATG